CCAGGGAGGGTATAGGATATTCCACCATTTACAATAATACCCCCACCTGCGTCTAATGTTACATTTCCTGAGCTTGTCTGACAGATTGTAAATTGATGACCCTCTTGAGCATTTCCAGTAGGTAAAGCCACAGAATAACTACCAGAATCTCTCAGAACAACAAGATTACCTCCGTTTTCAATAATTGACCCAGCTCCCGTAATGTATTGGGCTGTATAGAAAGCATTACCAATTATCTTTAATGATTGTCCAGTATTGACATTCTCTCCTCCTCCACAGAAAGTAGTATTATCAAACTCGTTGGTGATACCAGAACCTCCTGTTTGCTTGAATGCGATTTTTGGAAGACCCACTGGAGCAGTCATAGTCGGTCCTACACGAATACCAAAACACCTTGATGTTCCTGTTATATTATCAACATTAATACCGAATGCTCTGCCAGGACCACCAACAGTAATACCGTCTCCAGCAGTAACAGTATCTATTTTCAACCCATAACATTCACCCTCTGGTGTTGTAATACTGGTAATATCAACACCCCTTGCTTCATCGGGTCCAACTGGAACATTCACTTGACCAGCGACAGAGGCTATTTCTAAACCCTTCGCAATATTATTACCAATATTATCAATAGAAATACCTGTGCTTTGACTACTTAATAACGCATTAGTTATTTTTGAAACAGTAATACCTGTTGAGTTTCCATTACCTACACTATCTTCTAATTCTCTTATATCAATACCTCTTACATCATTTCCACCAATACCATTATTATCCACTCCCCTGATATCATACATTTCAATACCACGAACTGGGTTTGCGTTTCTTCCAAGGATTTTATTCATAACAATTCCTGATGTTTGACCATCTCCAGTAACACCTCCAAGCACGATACCTGTTGCGGGTGCTCCATTACCAGGGCTGATACTCGCATCAACACCACCGACAGAAATACCATAGGCAGAACCATCGCCATTTACACCACTACATTCAATTCCTGTTGCGGGTGCGCCAGAACCAGGGGAGACTTGAGCATCAACACTACCGACAGAAATACCTATAGCACCTCCAGGACCAACCATACCATTCATAATCATACCATAGGCATTACCTGCGGTGCTTGTTATATTATTTGCCTGAAAACCAGTCGCCTGTCCATCGCCTGTAATATTCTGAACATCAACACCAAAAGAAGCACCTGTGGAATTGACAGTATTCATTTGAAGACCATAAGCCTGTAATGTTCCATCTATAGTCTGAATATTAATACCTGTTGCTTGGTTGGCTGATGTAATATTAGTCAATATGGCACCATTCGCAGTATTAGGACCAGAAATACCGGAAAGGTTAATACCAGAAGCAGATGTGGTAGAAGATGTAATACCACCACCTCCAATAGCAACAGCATCAAGAATAGCGTTTATAGAATCAATTTCACACGCAATCATAGTATTTCCAGGGGTAGCATTTGTATTGTTCCAGTTCTTGATATGGAGTCCTCCAAGCTGGGGAACAAGAGGATAGGTGTATCCAACAGGAGGCTGGATTACAACTCTGCCTTCAATTTCAACATTTGTTTGGGTTGTGATACTGGCAGCAAGCCCAATTATATCTACTGTTCCACTTGAGGGCGAAGCATCAATCAGAATATTATCACCCACAGGGTCTGTCTGAATTACAAATGTATTTCCAGGTGCTGATGCTCCAATACCTGTTAGACTTGCTATACCATCAATAGTATGAGCCGTAATGGTGCCCGCAGGGAGAGGGTCCATGACACCACCAGCAAGAGGCAGAAAGAGACCACCACCTCCTCCTGTGTTTGTAATAGTGACCGTGGTTCCTACAGTTGCTACACCTATACCTGAACCAGCTGCGATTGTAATCGCTCCAGTAGCGCCGTTGATTGATGCTACTCCAGAACCGCCTCCTCCTCCAGATGCGTAAGGTGTCGTAATGGCTGGGGCTGCATTTATCGGGGAGTTCAAAATATTTGCAGCAGACATTGTTTATATATCAGTAGGAAAGATAATTTAACGGTAAGACGCCAGAGCAGAACCGTTCCAATACAGCAATATAAATGACGAGTTGGTCGTCCCAGTAGGTGCGTGTAGTATTACACTTCCAGCAGGTATTGAAATTGTAATGTCTTGTATCAAACCAGTAGCGTTATTACCATTGCGTAGATAGATACACCAACCAGCTGCTACTCCCACCAGACCAGCTTGTGAAAATGACTGTGTCGCACTTGTTCCCGTAAGAATATATGTAGAGCGGTTCATACTTGCTGTAAGAGCAATCGTTCCAGTTGCCGCTTGGATAGTGATGGCTGGGAATGCTGCACCGTAAGTAACGTCCTTTGTGGATATGTCATAAAACAACTGATATTCCGTAGAAGCAGTCGGCAATGTCGGTAATTTGACGGTCGTTGAACTAAGAGAAAAATCATTAAAAGCAGTAACTGTAATATTTCCACCAGTGGTTCCAGCATTCATTATAATATTCCCCCCAATTCCAATATCTAAATCACCGTCTGATGTAGATATAACGACATCAGCAAAAACTCCAAGACCGCTGGTATTGGCAGCCAGTTCTATGTTCTCGCCGTCTGTAACTACGATAAACTTACCGCCAATAGGTTGAATATTTATAGGTCCAGCCGTTGTAGCAATCTCAAACCCAGCCTCCCCTGTCAAATCCATGTAGTCCGTTCCCACATTGTAGCCCATAGAGCCTTTCAGAACACCCGCTGCATTTTTGAACTCTGCCTTTGCTAAATTGCTTTGTAAAACCATAGACTCCGCACCAAGATTTCCACCGTTGATAAGGTCATTTGTATTCAAATCTAAATTACCTCCGATTACTCCAACTGTTCCCCCCGTTGTAAAATCAACATTGCCGGTTGAAGTCATTGAAATACTACTTGGCGGTAAAATGCTACCAACAAGAACCTGACCCGTAGTATCAATACCTATAGGACCTCCACCCGTGGAATTAATGTCTACTCCATTCGCTGCTGATACATTTGCGCTGTCACCTGTTAGAGAGGCATTGCCACCTGAAGCCTGAACATTTACATCACCAAGAGCTCCAGCATCCAACAGTAAAATACCTCCAGCAGGTCCTACAATTGTATGAGCGTTGATGACACCAGCAGGGAAAACATCCATGGTTCCACCCGCAAGAGGCAGGTATACTCCTAAAGGCGGGGCACCTCCTCCAGATGCATAAGGTGTCGTAATAGCTGGAGCAGCATTTATCGGGGAGTTTAAAATGTTTGCTGCAGACATTGTTATATATCTGTAGGAAAGATTATAATAGGAGAAAGACTTTTTAAAAGTTCTTAGATGCTAACAACCACTGACCTCCAGCACTTCTACCAAGTAAATTGATAGCTTGGTTCAATCCAAGTGAAACAGTTGTTTGGGTTGTTCCATCACCAAATAGAATACCCGCAGGATACACATTTGGTCCAGATGTTGTATCATATTCATAAGTGATGACAGCACTAACAGGAGCAGGAGATGCTGTTAAATTACAATATGATGGTATATAGAGTTCATTATTAGTTGCGTTACTAATCATTTTCAAAGGTCCTATTAATACATTCGTAATACCAGGAATGAGTGCTGTAATAGAAGGTGTTGTATCTATGAACTCATAAAGCCCAGTATTAAGAGGAGATGGATTTGTAAAAATATTTGTTGTAGCAAAGATATAGCGTCCGTTAGAAGGATTATATGCTATAGTTGTAATGTTTTCATCAAATGCTGTAATAGGAGCAAATATAGTAGCTCCATAACCTGTATAAATAGGTGTATTATTAATATCAGATGATATTAAAAACTGATTTGTAGCTGAACCACCATATGATGTTAAATCAATATTTAAATTATACATTCCTATCCATATTGAATTAATTAGCCTATGAACCATAGATACATATGGGCTAGGACCAGTAGTTGTAAAAGCAGGAAGACCTGATGGCAAATATGTGTCAAAAGAAAGGTCATATTTACAATAATAATCAAATGAGGTTGTTCCTCCATTCTGTTGGGTAAATGCTCCACCTATCGCAACACTTGAAGTTGGTAAATAAAATGAAATAGAATAAACTATTCCATTCAATCCAGCAGTTGTAGGGGGGACAAAGTTAGGGTTTGCTAATTGGGCAGCTTGATATGTAGGAGGATACCATACACCACCTCCAGGGACAGGGGGGACTCCAGATGGATTACCTTTACGAACAATAATGTTATTAGCAGGATACCAGGCAGGAGGAGGACCTCCAGCATTAATAGAAACCCAACTGAACTCACCTCCTACAAGGAGATAAAAGTCAGCACTCGTTGGTCCAATAGGGGCATATTCAATCGCATAGATAATTCCATTATCAAATATATTTTGAGATTTATATGCCAGAACACCAGCTGGAGGATAGCTAATTGTTCCTAAAGGTGCCATATCATTATAGAGAGATGGTGAGGTAGTTTCAAAGGAAGCACAACCAGCAAAGTAGGGTCCAGGTAAGCCCGATGGAACAGCAGGACCATCATTAAAATCTCCACCTACATACATAAATACACCATCACTATCTAGTTTCAAACAATAGACACGAGCATTATTGTTAGGACTTCCTACTTTCTTATCATATATATATGGTGTGTTCCAAGTATTTGTAGTAGTATCATAACGGGCGATGAGACCTGTTTCAACACCTGTGCCATCAGTATAAAAACCACCATACCAAAAGCGATTGGGATTTCCATCACGCTCTACACAGAGCCAGCAGAACTCAACAGTCCCAGCAGGAACAGAAGGAAATCCATTTAGAGTTCCAAATTGAGAACCAACAATACCAATTGAAGAGTATATACTTAATTGCTCACCTGTAGCAGTTGGTGCTGGGATGTTGTAGGTAGTATAGTCATTACGCTCAACTAATGTTAATCCAGGACCACCACTACCAGTGGCACTAATTACAGGTGCGGTAGGGGGTCCAGTGATAGTTATATTTGTTCCAGCGTTCGCTGAGGTAAGACCAAGAAGTCCAGTATTTGAAACAGTAGGAGTAGCTGATGGACCTGTAACACTTATACCTGTTCCCGCACTAACAGATGTTACACCAGAACCAGCGCCTGTTGCCCATACAATATTACCAGCTCCATCACTTGTAAGGACTTGACCCGCACCACCAGTTACATTATTGTTATCACATATACCATCGGGTTTGATAGGTTTATCTGTTGTTAAGTTAGTAGCATCAAAAGATATAGTTGCTGTGTTAAATGATGGCAAATGACGGAACATAGCGTTGTTGATGTTATTGACACTAAAATTACCACCTCCACTACCCATGTTAATATCACTTGTAATAGCTAAATTAACAATAGGGTTAGTAATAGTTCCTGTAGTAGAAATGTTCGTTCCTCCTGTTACACTATTCACACCAACGCCCGCACCACCCCCATTCACCCAAACTAATCCACCAGTCCCTGTGCTTGCTAGAACCTGATTTATGGTTCCTGTAGAGGAAGCACTATCTGCGATTGTAGTTGGTTTTATAGGCGTATCAATAACTACATTCGTTCCATCAAAATTAATAGTTGCGTCATTAACAGAACCGACATCAAAGAGCTTCAGATTATCAATAGCAATAATGTCATGGTTTCCCATATTCAAATCATTTGTAATAGCAACATTAACAGCATTTCCTAATACAGATGGTGTTATAGATATGTTATTACCAGCTATCACACTCCCTGAACCTCCACCACTACCAGCGTAGGCACCCGTAATGGCTGGAGCTCCAGTTATCGGGGAGTTTAAAATATTTGCTGCAGACATTGTTTATATATCTGTAGGAAATATTATTATTACATATATTTATGCTATATGCTTATGCGCGGAACACAGTCATGCTGAATACGCCATCTTGAGCAACAGGAGGACTGGCTACAGTAAATAAGCTAACAGTAGCCGTGGTTGTTGATGTGGGTGTCGCCAATGCAATACGATTAGGACTAGATGCTACAACTACATAATTGGTATCAGGGAAAGCGGTGGAAAAAGTGATAATATAGACACCAGTGGCAGAAGTGCCATCAATAGAGGCAATATTAAACCCATTAAGAATAGCGGGAGTAGCGCCAGCACCATCCGAGTAGAGCAACGCCTTCGGGCTGATGGCGTATGCGCCTGTAATGGAAGCAGCTAGACTGGGAGTTGAAAGAGTGTTCGCGGCAGACATTTGTTTTATACATTCTCTTTAGAAATTATTTTGGTTCGGGACTCAGCAATGTGGCATGTATGCCTCATGGGCGGCGATGACATATCCAGGGTAGTTCTTAGCTATCAGCACCCAACGACCCATCTTTTTCATACTGTGGATGTGTTCTTTGTCTAATCCACCATAATGTTCGCAGACATACTTGAGTGCCTTGAACGCCGTAGCCATAGGATATAATACAAGGTAATGAGCTTCCCCAAGAATCAATCTGGTCTTTTTGTAGTTCGTGAGGTAATGACTCAGGATGAGCATACTGGTGCGGGTGTGGCGACCCATGATACATAGGTCCTCAATCAACTTAAGAACAACCTTGTCATATGGAGCGGACAGAGTATCAAAGTCATCAAAGATTACAAGACAGTCCTCAAACTCTTTCAGGTCGGGGGGGTCATCAACTAAAGACTTGAGACTAATGCGTTTGGGTTTTCCTATTTTCATTTTATCAAGAGTCTCATCCTCATCAAGCTTACTGATTAAATACACCTCGCGCTCGGGAAACAGTTTCTTATAGTTCTCTGCGATGCCTCGGGCAAAGTAAGATTTACCTGAACCAGACTGACCAGCGACATACCATACCTCACGAACCTTGGGGTCTGGGTTTGGAATAGGTTGGAATGTGCTGTCATCGGGGAGTTCAATCATCTTATCATTTTCACTATCATTCTTAATGCGCTTGAATAAAGCCTTACTCTTAGCATCACCATCAATCTCATCTTTGCCATCATCCACGGCGGAGATGATGTCCTGTAAAGCTTTCACTCGCTCGGACGGTTTCATGTGGCTGAGGTCGGACTGATACTTAACAGCCTTGATGTCTTTCTTGACAGATACATTCTTGGCATTCTGATGGAGGTAAAGGATATCCCCATCCTTGTCTCCTCCACGAACAACAGCAACAGGTCGGGCTTCCTTATGTTTATCAAAGTTGAGGCACGGCATCTTATATTCTTAGATACGATTTTTTCTTAAAGTGAAAATGGTATCTAAGTATGTTGTAAGTCTGGCTAGTATTTTACATGCTATCCACGAGTTGTTTCGTAAGACTCTAAAAATATACTTTGGATTGATTCCTCATAGGCGCGATATTGCTCCCGTTGCTTCAGAGATAATTCCTTTGCTACTATGATTTCTACATAGTCAGCTGGAGTCAGGGGCTGAGGCAGACCTATGACAACGACTTTTGGTTTGTCGGGCGTATTGGGCGACAACAGGGATTTAGGGTTCATTTCTATAGTTGTGTATTAGATTTTTCCTTGCGGAGCCTCCGCGGACGGCGGGTTCCACGGTAAAAATTGAAGGGTTCCAAAACGGATGTGCCGACCCTCAACCATTTAAAGACACCAAGCCCCTTCGTTCAATCCTTTCCAAATGACTAACCATTCCTACACCTGCTCCTGCTGCCGCTCAGAACAGACTGGCTATGGAAACAATCCTGCGCCACTCATTCAGTCCACAGGCGCTCGCTGCTGCGATGACTGTAACAAGGTCGTCATATTCATTCGCATGGTGGATGGCAGACCCAACCATTCTCCCTTGAACCGCATGAGCTGGCTCAGAGCCATTCGCGAGAACAATTCAGACATCCAGCGCATCAAACAGATGTTCTAAACAAACCAAAAAAATCCATTTCAAATCCATTTTTCAATCTGGAGGTCCTTTAGATGGTCTGTGGGAGATGTGGGAGATAGTGGGAGATAAAAGGCTGTTTTAAAAAGAATTAGCTTTTGGGGACCTCCCTCCAAATATTCTGGGAACGACAGAGGGTGCCTCTGGCTCCCAGCAATCTATAAAACATCTCCCACATCTCCCACATCTCCCACATATATTTTTTATATAGTAAATACAATACAAAATAAAAAATAATTTTAAAAATGTGAAAAATCATCTCCCACGCATCTCCCACATCTCCCACATCATCTCCCACACAAGCCTGAGCTGGTCCCAAGGGTCGTTAAATCTTGGAATACAGGGTTGTAACGCGTCCGCTCCGTTTGGAAAGGATGCCCTGTTCTATAAGAGGGGCAAGACTGCGTCCGAAATGGATGATTGACTTTGGAATCAAATGGTTCTCCATACAATAATTGGTGTAGTCTGTGAAGAGTTCATTAGATGTCTTGCTCTCAAAGGCAGCGACATTATTCATAAACTGTTCCTCAGATGGAATCTCAGATGTTGAAAGCTGTTCGTGGTAGGCTGTCCTTGGAAAGCTCTGAACCACAAAGTCTGAAAGGTCAAGGCTCATAAGATACTTATACACAGCCGACCCAGCACCCTCCAATCCAAACAATCTGTAGGTCTCAATCCAGAAATCCGTGTTGCCGATGTAATCGGATGCGGTGTAGCTGATACAAAAGCGTCTGTCAGAGGGTTCAACCTTGACAGGAACCGCGTTGTTGGTTGTCATTACAATATGCGGAAACGCATCGGTCGTGTATTTTTTAAGACCCTTGGGATTGATGGTCGCGTTTGGAGTTGTAATCATGCCTTTCAGCATATCACTAAACTTGCGGTTCAAAGAGCCATTCACCTCCTCCAGTTTCATAAAGGTGGTCTTGTCAAAGGCTGTTGAATGGGTGTCAAACAGTTCAGTCTCCACATTTTTAATATTTTTATAGTATTCGTTTCCAATCACCTTTGAACCAAAGAACTCTGAAAGGGTGTCTTTGCCTGTGCCTTGGAGCTTGTTGATGAGAACCAAGGCAACTCCAGGAATCTTGTAAGGTTTCTGGACAGCCAAAGCAAACCATTTGAGCATATACTCTGTGACAATAGGATTCTTGCCAGCATTCTGTTCCACCAGAATCTTGAACCGCTCAACTACATCCGCTGGCGTATCGCACACCTCTGTGTTCCGCATACCCGCGAATCCCTTGAATAGATTGTAGGTGTCGTCCCCGTAGCTACGCGAGACATCAGGATAGAACACCAGTTTTTGAATGACTTTCTTTGTTGGGTCCTTGAGCCATTCAGAAATGAAATCAAAGGTTACAATCTTTCTGCCCACATTCTTTTGGAAATTGAAAGGGGCGAACACCGCTGAGAAAGCCTTGCCCACATGGGTGAGCTCATTATTTTTTTTCATAATACAAATGGTCTCGGTTTCAACACAATAGAAGTGCGTCTCCTCAAAGCGCTCCTTGCGCTCTTGGTATTCCTTTTCAAGAACACAGCCACTTTCAGGACTGCCCATCCTCACCAAATCTTTTTTGAACTCAAATGTGTGTTCCATAGGCTTGACAATCAAGGAAATGGTGTATCCTGTGATTTCAGCAATTTCAGCCTCCAACTCCCTGAGAATGGAAGTGGGAAAGGCGAACTCGCCCTCCTCTTTCAAAACAAGACCGCCGTCGTGAATGTAGACATCCATGTATCTGCCTCTCTTGCGCAGGAGGGAGTCCAGCGTTGAAAGGATTTTGAACTCAATATCTTGGCAGACATGCGCGACGCAGGAGGAATTGGGATTCTTCTCCTTGGAACACGCTTTCAGAATCTCAGGATTGAGAATCACCAGATTCCTGCCTATGTTTGCGAGCTCATCCGCGAGGGCTAGCATAAAATCTGGAGTTGTGGTTGGTCTGCCTCCAAACATCAACGAAATACACAGCGTCTTGGCATAATCGCGGTCGCAATTACACTCGTTCATTATGCGCTCAAGATACTGGGACCGATTGAGAACATACTCCTTGAGCCTATCACATTTCCACCCATTTTTCTCGCACAGCTGATGGAGAATCACAGGCTGTGAGTTCACCATATCAATATCCCAATACAAAGACCCAGCCAAAGCGTTCCTGACATCGTGCGGGAACATTTGAAGTCCCAGCCCTTTCTGAGGGTAAAGCCTGCCTTTGCCCAGAGATTTCATACTCTTGCCGTATTCATAAATGGTTTGAACCACATTCCCATTCTGACGCTTGGCTTTGTAGGATTTCAAAAGGAGTTTAACACTGCTGCTGATTCCCTCGTGCGATGCGAGGGCTTCCATCACATTAATGTCAAAGCGTTCAAGTTTTACAATCTTGCTGTCGGGTGTAGGGGTGGCGGTCATTTGTTCTATCTTGTCGGGAGACTTTAATTTTCTGGAAATTACGAGGGTCGGGGACATTTCTACAGCCGAGGCGGACATCTTTACTTCTATGGTGTGGGAAGCTTTTAAATGGGGTGCTCTCAATTTTTTTGTGTGTATTTACACTGGGGGTTTAAAAAAATCTGCCATCAATTTTTATCACCAATTTTTCCACTCGCCCAGACTGGAGCATCAAGTTCAAGATTTAAAACTTATAATTTGCCAGCAAGAGTTCCTTGCGGTCCCTTCCACCGATTGATTGAAGGGGACCACCTTCCTTCCCTTTTTTCTTGATTGTGAATGCCTTGTAGTAGTATCCCTTATACAACTTGCGGATAGTAGGACTGTCATTAATACTCAATAGCCATTTACCTTTCACTTTAGCAAGTGTATCGCGCAAAGCTTCCTGACTGAATTCACTATGTTTTCCATACAAATCGCCTGATGAATCAGATGCCTCGTATGGAGGGTCACAGTAGAAAAATGTATTAGGTCCATCATATTTCTTAATGACTTTCTCATAGGATGTGTTTGAGATGGTTACATTCTTGAGGCGTTCTTGATACTCTTCTATATTTTTTAGTTTGTTAATTGGATTTGAATCTGAATATATTTTGCCTGTTGTTTTACCAGCCCATCTGTTACAACGCGATACAATACCATAGGTTAGTTCATTTGCTTCCCCTTTACCATTCTTATCAACAAAGGATTGAATGGCTGGAACAGTATTCAAATCATTTCTAAAGTTCCTCGCCTTTGTTGATTTGAGTAAGCGATAGTCCTTGATAAGTTGAGTATCCAAATCATTAATGACTTCCTTTGGATGAGGTGTCTTGGTCCACAGGATAGCTCCACCACCTATGAATGGTTCCACATATGTTGTAATGTTCTTATCGTCGGGGAATGCGTCAATAACTTTATCAGCTATAGGTCTTTTTGAACCGATGCGACAGAAAAATGGTCTTAATCCCGTGCCTTCCATTTGTATATTCTTAGGTGAGATTTTTGTTCTGAAAATCCAAGTCGCCCCAGTTGTTTGAACCTTTATTTCTACAAAATACTCCTCGTTCTCTACTTAAATTAATTATCTCCCGACAAGATAGGATTAGATGACTTTTACTTCAGATTTAAAAATAGGAAATCAGTATGAACAGAAATATGTTGATATGATTGATTACGATAGCTATGAGATTAGCAAAGGATGTTTCAAGCCGTATGACATCAAGGTAGTGAATGGGGACACCACGATTACTTATGAAATCAAGGCAGATAGAATGACAGCTAAATCAGGGAATGTTGTGATTGAATATGCCTGTAATGGAAAGCCCTCAGGCATTACAAGCTCAGAGGCAGACTACTGGATTTATTTTATTGTTGGGACAGATGAATACATTAAGATTCCCACATCGGATTTGAGACAGTTGATAGCGGACAAGAAATACACAAGGAGTTTGAAAGGAGGTGATGGCTGGCGCAGTCAGATGTATCTTTTTCCAAAGACAGAGTTCCAAAATTATATTCTCCCGACAAGCGCTTAAAATTAAAATGTCTCCCGATAGTATAAAACAAATGGAGCAGTTTCAGAACGACCTACGCGCCAATCAGGGTTCTAAGATGAGTCTCGCAGCCAGAAGGGCTGGTGAAAAGTCCGCGCAGCATGCTCAGCTTGGAAGTATTGATAATATGATTAAGCCTACTGAAGTTCAGGTTCGTGGTGGAGGTATGGAAGCTCGTCTTAACCGTGTAATCGGTTCTGGAAAAGCAAAGAAAGGAAAAGGAATGCTAACTATCCAGCATGGTGGTTCCGATGGTGTAATGAATGGTGGAGCTCATTCTGAAGGTATGGCTCTTGCTAAACATTTACAGACTCTTCACGGAGCTGGTTTCCTCAGCGATTTCTATAATGGTTTCAAGTCTGTCATTCAGCCTGTAGCTGGTCTCGCATCATTTATCCCTGGACCTATTGGAATGGCAGGAAAGGTAGCCTCAGGTGTTCTCGGTGCTGCGGATGCTCTTGGTGTTGGAAGTGGTCAGACTTTCCTCCCTGGTGCTGTTCGCAAGGGTCGTGGTCGCCCACGCAAAATGTGCGGAGGTGCCAGCGGGGGCACTACCTCAGCTCCTCCTGCTGGATTAGAGGTTGAACACGGTATTGCTGATAGTCAGCTTGCCCCGAATGTTCGCCCCGCAGTAGCATACGGCAATCCTCCTCAGGCTGTTGATAGTTTCAAGAACAATACTGTTGGAATGGGTCGCCCTCGTAAGATGGCTGGTGCTGCTCTTGCTGGTGCTGCTATGGCTGGTGCTGGCAAGAAAACTCGTGCTCCCTCTGCTCGTGGTGCTATGATTAGCAAGCTGATGAAAGAAAAGGGTATGACTCTTGGACAGGCATCTAAGCACATTAAGGAACATGGGTCCGCATAAAAAACACGATGAATCAATCTCCCGACATTTTTTTAATATATTGATTATATATAGAAAAAATGGCTACGCTTGAATGTATTAATTTTCATAATGAAAAGATGGCACAAGAACGCGCCCGTGTAATGTTGCGAATCCAGAATGGATTGAAATCTGACAGTTCGGCTGTAATCGCTCGCCGCATGATGAATCCATCATTTCAGGGAATGGTTGACAACTCAACGGGTTCCCGAAACCAGCCTTTCTTTGCTACCAAGGATGAGTCTCAGACTAGCTTGGAAAGCAAAATCCGTCATAGGAATGGACGAATCCAGCCAAGGAATGTATTTCAACCTCAACAGCAATATCCTATGCCTGATGGAACGCATGTAGAGGTAGCAGACCAGCTGGATGCGAACCCAAACATCATCGCTGCGCCATTCATCGCACCACGAACTATGTCTGGCGGTGTTCTTACAAACTACAAATATGCTCGTAAGATTTTGAATAGACGCAAGGAGGATATTGAGAATCAGGAACTCGTTGAGGAGGGACTCCCGAGACAGCCTCCTACACTAACAGTATTGACTGAGCTGGATTCCAGAAAGATGGAACTTGCGAATGTGCTTGATTTCATCGGTCAATCTGTTTCTGCTGGTGATTACGGTGTTGTATCAAGTATGGAGGCACGCAATCTGTTCCGTCTTATCATTTCACTTGCTCCTGCTTTTACTGAAGATGAACTGGCAGATGTTGTTCGTATCTTAGAGAACATCATAGATAATCTGGAAGAGGGTGTTCGTGATGCTACTCAGGGTAAGAGGGATGTGGATGATGTTAATAGTTCAAGGAGAAAGGCAAGGCTCATTAATGCTGGAGGTTCTGTGATGTTGCGTCTCCTTAATTTTTTGCGTGAGATTGCTCGTGTTGTGAATAGCCCTGTAATGGAGAAGGTTCAGCTTGCTACTGTTCTTGCTCAGGAACTTGGAGCGAGTGTTGGATTGAGGGAGACTCTGAATGGAATCAAACAGACTGTTGCGGATATGGGAAGCGAGGTTGTAATGGAACAGAGAATGCCACCGTCATTAGCAGAAGAGGAACCAGTAGCACCAGGAGTGCCAAGACCCTCAGCACCAGGGGAGCCAGTAGTGCCAGTAGCACCAAGAGCTAGACCCGCAGAACGAGCTGAGGGACCTATTGATGATTATATGGCAAGGAGACAAGGAGTATTAGATGAAGCAAATGAAGCCTATAGGGATAATGATATTGCGAGGCTTCAGGAGATTCTGAAGGAGAATGCTCCCCGTCTCCGCGCTGACAAATACTATCGTGCGAACGCATCACGAACTGTTTTATTGAATGCTATTAAAAACGCACTCTAAATATAGAATAGAATGTCAAGCAAACATAAAAAAGACTTTTTAAAACTATATGGTCTGAATGACAATACAGTTTTAACAATAGAGGAGATTTCAATCTATACAGGTATTCATACTGAGCATCTGTATATAGTGTTTAATCGTGGAGAGGTAATAGACAAGCCAATACCAAAAGCATTTTCATTTCATAAAATTATAAATAAGAAACCGAAAGGGAAAGGAATGGAACGAGTGTATGAGTTCTGTATGAAAGGCAAGACATTCAAAGAGGCAGACAAAGACATAGCAAATTACTACGGCATTTAAAATCTTTACAAGATGTAGAATAGAAATGAATGACTATACTGGTTGGACTAAATGGCTTGAAACAATGTATAATGATTTACAAAGTATAACAAATCAAATGGATAAAGAAACAAATACGCATAGAGATAATATATCTTTGCGTAAGAATTATGTTCAAAAATGTTCAGAATGGCTTGTGGTATGTGATGTAATGCGTAATAGGATTGAATATGCTAAACAGCGTGCTATAACACAAATGGAAAAGCTAACCACTCCATAGAATACGAATAGCTAACATGTTTGGTGAGAACTTGTTTTGTTTCCAATCCCCTTTAATTTTAGTAGCACGGGCAAGATAGCCTTTGCGTTTAGTATCGTCTCCAGTTAGAATGAAATCACTATAACCGAGCCGTCCAAACTTTACAACCTTTCCATCAGGTGTTGTAATCTGTAATTTATGAATACCATCATCAGCCAACTGTATTTTACTGCTCTCATACCCAGCTTGTTTAGCTATGGAACGAGCCTTTTTGAGGTATGTAGCAGGAAGCAGTCAGCGTCTCTTTCCAGACCCCCTCGCCCTGCTGATGGGGTTCTCAATCATAGGAATTGCCACGCTGCCTCTTGCGGGTGCGGGTGTTCTGGTATTTCTATTCTCAAGGGCAGGAATAGGTCTTGTAGCTCTTTCTCGTCCTTTTAGTTTTGAATCACTGATGGACGATGGCATATCCACCATATACCCAGCCTGTGTTTCATCATATAAATCCTTAAGCTCATTCATAATTTTAAGATAGTCATTCTCGGTCAATGTATCTTTTTTGTCTTCAACATCTTCTAACAGTTTTTTGAGTCTTTCAATATTGCTTTCAATCTCAACTCGCATATCCTCTGGTAAACGGCGGCGGCGCATTTTCATAAATTGATGAATCATCTGGGTAGCAGCTGTTGATACCACTGTTGCTGCTAATGTTATTCCACCATCGCTTGTCATTACAGCAGCTGTCCCAGCAGCGGCTGCTGGTATTCCAATCTGTAGGGCAAATGATTGTAACTTTGATAAGAAACTACCACCTTTCAGCTTTCTCTTTTTCTTGGGAGGCTCCTTACCCTCGTCGCTACTATATCTATCAGATACAGTTTCTGCGCTCTGGGGGCGGTGCGTCACACCAGCAGGGAGTAATACAGGTGGCATGAGAGCAGCAGGAATAGGTGCGACAGGTGCTTGAGGTTGAGGTTGCTGAGGCGCTAAACGAGGAGGTGATGTTCTTGCCGCACGAGGAGGAGGTGTTCTATCACCGCTGCCGAACATACGAGTATAGATTTGAACAGCGGTTTCATGTTTGCCACTGCCTTTAGAGGTATAATCAACATGCTTGTATGGGTCTTGAGGACCAAACATTTTGTATGCGCCTGTAGCCACAGATGGAACACCAACTGCGGTTGCTACACCTGAATCAACAACAAAGTCAGCAATTCCTTTCAGACCTTTTACAATCTTACCAAAGGGACCAGAGTATTGTCCCTCATTCAAACGGTCAATTAACTTGTTTGTATTGTTTTGGCATTCTCTCGCAGTCATCCTATTGTTCATAGGGTTGCCCATGAATGGTTTTCCATCCGCACCTGTCTTACAAGCCATAAGTTCTGACCCAGGGTCGTCCTCAATTGATTTCTTATACTTGGCATAGTTCTCTGCTGTTTCCTTTGTCAGTCTATCAGCGCGTTCCTCATTTGCTAAATCGCGAGTAGAGCGTTTGATGTTCGCAGCCTTTAGTTTAGCAACATAGTCCTCATAATTACCCTTTGGCTTCTTCTTCGCGTATGCTTCCCTTGATAGGATAAGTTTATTGAGTTCAGTAAGACGACCCTCATCAATTAGAGGTTCAGCACCACCACACATACAGGGCATAGTCCCAGATTTAGCACAGCGCTTACCACCACGAGGTGCGCCACCAGGGGGGCTATTTCTGGGAATACGAGGTTGCAAGGCGAGAATAACCCTATCAATAACACTAATAAGTGGCATTACTCCCTCTTGCTCTCCATCATTGTTGATGGGCACTTGAAGATTCAAATGACCGTTGTTAATGATAAAGTTTCTAATAGCTTGAGCAGTAGGTAAATTATACGAGTCTGCTATGTCATTTATAATTTGAATGTTCCAATCTTCCTCTTCAAATCTATCCATAATGTCAATTATCTCTTCTGGTAGCTCATCATCCTCATTCATAATCCTATCAAGAGGGTCAACAAAGCCTTCATCCATCTCTTCCTCTTCGGGCTCATCTCCAGGTGCGCCTTGTCCCTCCATTTCCTCATCAGTCTCAGGATGTAATTCTTCCCATACATCCATAGTTGTAGATAAAAATCTACGCAAGTTATTAGGATATCCATGTTGTTCAGCCCAATCTTCTAAACTACCAAAAGTGAAACCAGCAAACACAATATCATCCATAACCTCCATAGCTCGTGCCTCAAACTCCGCATCTGGAATAATGCCACGATAGTCTCTGATTTCTGATAATCTGCTCATAAAATCAGTGAAAGCATTATCAGTAGTGAAATCAAATTGCGGCTGCTCCTCGGGTTCGTCGCCAACATACATAGGCGGGTCTCCATCATTTCTACCCTTATCTGGTGCTCTGCCACCTCTCCTTTCAGGTTCAATATCTGTAGAGGACGCATCAGAGACAGTGCTACCACTATCACTATCACTATCATCGCCCCTGACAATAGCTATAGCAGCATCAAGAATATCCTCATTCACAAATTGAATCTGTCCAACTATTCTATCTAATTCTGATTCAAGTTGTGCTTCAGTTCTTGCGCTTCTTGAATTGTATTCATTAAGCATATTGATGATAATCTGTGCGATGATTTCAGGATTGGTTCTATTCTGACGAATGGCTTGAATAGCTTGTATATTTCTACTCATAGTGTTTCCCCTACCACTCAGAGGACTACGCATTTTAGGACCACGCACCATGGACTCAGGTCTCTCATTCTGTTTTTGAAGTGCTTGATTGTATAATATTTTCATTTCATTTAGTTCTTTTTTCTTGTGCGCAAGTTCTGCTTTCATTCTACGAACGGTTGTAGGGAGACTTGATGTTGCCATTCCTCTCCTGATAGTATCATCAAACCCTTCAATTTCTTCCTCTAACTCGTTGGTATATTCTTTTAGGGATTTATATTTGTCTGTGATGTCTTTGACCATTCTCTGTAATTGTATTTTCTTTTCAAGGGGTGAAATAACACCACCAGACATTCTATCTTTTAATTCAGCAGATTGCTTGTCGGCTTCCTTTGACAGGGAGTTCGCGTTGTCATTCAAGAGCTTGACCAGTTTCTTGTGTTCAGCCACAAAGTCTTTGCTGCTCATCTTAATCATACCCTGTCCTTCAATAGCAACATTCGCAAGAGCAGCGATGTCAGTAGCTCCACGAGCAAAGGGCTTGATATAGCTGGGTAGCTGTTTCAATATACTCTCGGTATCCTGTAAGATGAATGATTTGAACTTGTCATTCAATAATCCATTTGCCTGTAGGATACCTGCGATGAATATCTGACAGTTGTTTGTGAAGGCATCATACTTAAAAAAGTCAGGTCCCTTGGAGCGTTGAGCTACATCCATCAACTCTCTGAAGGATGTTCCATTAGGAATACCGAACTGTAAGTAAGGCTGATTGATTACTTCTTTGTAGGATAGCGTATCAATATTGATGACCTCATTCTTTTCAACAAGAACATATACAGCACCACCGCTACCTGAGGGTGTATTCGGAGGTCTCATGGCTAACACCATACTCAAATGAAAAAGGCTATCATATCCAAGGTCTGCCTTTGCTTTATCCAACTTACCAAATGAGATTAGATTGAGGAACCTATCAACCATTTTAACAATAGGCTTTCTTCGGATATAGATGTTGGTGATGATGTAGTCTCCATACTTGTCAATAATCTGTCTGCCCTTGGGACTATATCCATCACGGATACCTTTGGTGACACCCGTCACACGGTTGATGACACCCTTTGCTACATCCTTGACTTTGTTAAAGAAATCACCAAAGAAACCACTACCGTCAAGATAGATATCCTTATCCATGATACAATAACCAGAACCTCTGAATACCTTACTGTCGGGAACATTGGCATAGAGTGCTCGCAGTTGAGCAGTAGCTGTTTTCTTGCTTAACGGTTTCTTTGAATACGACTTACCATCGTTATCATATACACGCCAACCTGTTTTGTATTTGCGAATATTGAACGGCATCGCTTTGTTATATTTATTGGTTAGGAATTAAAAATCGGAGTTCGCACTCCCGACTCGCCGACAAGCATTTAAATTAAAACATTTATATTAATTAAAAGAATGGATACTCGTCAAGCCGTTGCCCTACCCGACACAGAATATGCTGCTATGCTCCTTAAAGCCAAGATGGCAGGTAAGCGTGGATACAAGTGCTACGATAAGAAAGGAAACAAACATAGGTTCTTTATGAAAGAAGATGTCCTATGGGGAATCCACGATAACAAAGAATACGAGGTAATGTCCATGACAGATGCTATGGCTAAGAATGAGGAAATGAAAAGCAGGGCAGGTAATCCCTTTAAAGATAGTGTGAAATCAAAAATGAGAGTTGATTTCCCTGATATGAGTGAGGAGGAGCTTGATGCGAATGCGGATATTGTATCAGAGGCAAATGAAGCTATTAAAAGATTAATCTCATCTGGAACTCCACCAGAGGTCGCCTATAAGGTTATAATGGGAACATTACATTCAGATGAATCAAATAACCTTATCATTAAGGAACTTCAAGAGAGGGAATCAAAGGTTGTTGAATTGACTGAATAATTAAATAAATATTTCTTTAATTTCATACGGAAGCATATATGTTTCTGTATGAGATTGTGCTTCACAATCATATATTTCTCTGATACATGATGAATCTTTAATACGCCCTACATAATAGAATACAGTTTCTATATATTCTGTTCCAAACATATTCTTATATGTAAAGATAGAAACATATTCTTTTTCTTCTTCAACATCATCACATTCATCATAATCTTTCACACAACCTGATTCTACTGGAGATTCTATCATTACATCCTCATCCATAACTCTATAGCAATTGATGGGGATTCCATTTGGTCCAATTATGATAGTAAAGCTGGGCATTCTTGTTGTTAGTTACTAACTATTAGAATATTACAATCCGTTTTGGTTTATTTACATCTAAATATGACATTTATACTCATTTTTAGATGTATTTTGGTAATTACCTGTATTTTATATAAGAATACAGGTAAAAAGACGCGTCTTTTTACATATAAACAACTAATAGTTATCGGTAATTACCTGTTTTTGCCTTATTTTGTGTATAAATGTCTATATTTGTGTATAAATGTCTTATTTGGCTGTAGAAATGTCGTTAATCTTCCTTATACACAAGTGCCCAATCCTTTTTGGTGGGTTTAACTTGTTTATGATAATTTAATGTTTGTTCAAGCTGACTCGTCATAATGTCTGTCATAAAGGTGTCATACTTCCATTTATCCGACCATCCTTTTTCCCAAGTAATCCGTAATTTTCCCTTATTATCACGCTTTATTTCCCCCCCATAATAATGGAGTATAAATACACCATATGGTCCATACATATCCTCTTGAATCTTTTTAGTTTGACTTCTTGTAATCATCTGTTTATTCATCTTTTTAGTTTGACTTCTTGTAATCACCCTATTTAAACTATACTCCTCCTCCTCTACATTCCTTCGTGCTTGATAAGAACAATTTAACTTACACTCTCTACTCTCATGAACACCACAGCCTTCACACAAAAGGTTCTTACTTGTTTGAATATGATAAGGCATTTAATTGATAGATAATCCTACAGTGCTGTTCCTATTCTCTGGATACCCCTCAATCCGTTTTGGTTGGTTTAAGTATTATTTCTCTCCACGCTTTCCCTCAATCTATCAACTAAAATCTCATGTTCCTCATCTTCCTCATACTCTCCAATCGTTCCGAATATATCCTCAATCTGTTGGAGGATAGTTCGTCTATCTCTTAATTGTGAATGGTGAAATAACCTTATCAACATCTCCCATTCATTATTCTCTTTTAGTCCATATAGTATATATTTGTGTTTGTTTGTAAAGTTGTAGGTATGAAATTCACCATCACCTAAATAGTCCTCAGACCATGTAAAGTCATTCGTATCCCTACACAGTTCTTGTAGCGTATCTGTCTCATGAGACCAACTTAGCCAATCGGAATTATTCCAGTTACATTCCTCCGAAACATTTTCATATGCGATAATAGCAAACGAGTTATACTTATCTTGGATGTCCATTTGATAGTTACTCTTACTATCTGTGTTTAACGAGTGCTGTTCCTTTTGCTTGATACTCCCCAATCCGTTTTGGTGGGTTTAAGTATTATATCATAATTAAGTATAGAAAGATGCCCTCAAAATCAAATGGAGCTCAACAATTGAAATGGCTCAAGAAACAATCCCTCCGGACATTCCTCCCCGCCGCGGTCAAATCTTTCCCATTTAAAATCTCTACGCATAGTATAAGTAAAGATGTCCGCGATGAAAGTAACCGAGTTCATGCTCAACCTCCAGAAGAGACTAATTGATGAGCGCAAAGTAACTGAATCAACTGCGAACCAATACCTACAAACACTATGGTCTTTGAATGGTAAGAAACCTTTTAACAACCTTGCTTGGACTAAGAAGCACGATACTGTTCAGGCTACGATTGATACCTATGCTAAATCAACACAGCTCAATCAGCTTGCTGTTCTTGCTACTGTGCTTTCTTTGTTTGCTGACAAGTCTACCTACAAGGGTTGCTTCAATCACTGGAAAGACAAGATGATGGAGTATAAGAAAGAAAGGGACAGCACAGCAACACCACATGAAAAGTCAGACACACAGGAGGAGAACTGGATTACTTGGGAAGATGTCCAAAAAAAAAAGTCTGGATTGAGCGAGGAGATTTCCTCCTTCACTTCAACTAAGAACATTACATCTGCTCAGTATGATAAACTCCTACAGTATGTAGTCCTCTGTCTATACACAGACATCGCTCCTCGTCGTAATCAGGATTACTTGGATATGTATGTTGTCAAGAAACTTGGTAAGGATGCTGAGACTAACAGGAACTACTATGACCTTGCTACTCATAGATTTGTATTCAACAAGTATAAGACTGCTAAGACTTATGGTCAGCAGATTGTAGAGGTTCCTCATGAACTCCAGACTGTGATTGCTACATACCTCAAGTTCCATCCTCTCGCAAAGGCAAAGACCAAGGAGTTCAAACTGATTGTCAAGTATGATGGTAGCAGTCTGAATACTGTCAATAGCATCACTCGTATGCTGAATAAGATTTTTGAAAAGAAAGTTGGTAGCTCTATGTTGAGACACATCTTCCTTTCCTCCAAGTATGGAGACCAGCTCAAGGATATGGAGGATACCGCACACGATATGGGTCATTCCATTTCAGAGCAGAGGGAATACATTAAGAACTAAGTATTCTAATTTATAACACATTATCTATAGTATAGTTTTTAGACTATAGATATTGTTTGAATGATATGCTATTAAGCTTTAGCTTTCACAGCCTCCTCTCCCTCCTCGGGAGTGATACGCTTAAGAAAGTCAAACGCAGTTTTGAATTGAACCATCAACGCTTTTAGAGTTGTCTCTTGAATGTCAAGAGCGTTATATGCTTTCATATCAAACTTTTCATCTTTGAGCATTTCAAGTTTCTTTTCACATACACGCATGAGAGAACTCATTACAATCTTATCTGACTGGGCAAACAACTCCATTTTATATTAAGGGAGTATATTTTTATTGAGTGTAAGTCTGCTTGTTAATCAAATGAGATTTCGGGTCGGTATGTCCAAATCCACTAACACCTGATAGACGGATGAGCGTTTCAAAATGGGGCTGTTCAAATGAGACGGGAATAACAGCATTAGCCGTATTGGTGATTGTAGCTACATGCTTAATGTAATCGTAATCTATTGGCACTACATTTCCAGCAATATCAATAGAATGTGTAATTGTTTTTATGGATTCCATTTAATTAAGATTTAGATTTTAATGCGGGATATTTACATCAGTCGGGCAGAGAGCGACTTGCGAGCAGCGCCAGCCATTCCAGCTCCTGCCATTCCAGCACCAGCCTGTCCGTAGCCTACTGAGCTGAGACCAGACTTAACCTTGCCGAACATTCCTGATTCGGGGAGCATGTTCTTGATTCCAGACACGATAGGTTTAGTGGAGGAATAGATGTCCTTTGCCTTGGAGAGGAAAGAGCCAAGCTTATCCATGAAACCAGTTCCGACCATTCGGGTGAGAGAATCGCGAGTCTCAACAGGCTCAGCTCCGATGATGTCAGCCTCAGAGAGAACACCCTTGATGACACGAGAGGAACCTCCAAGAGACTCAAAGAAACCAGAGTTGGCGGTGATGACATAGAGCACAGGGGACACTGTGGCAGAGCTGGTGTTCTCAATTCCAAGGTTGAACTGGAGGGTAAAGTTGCCGATGAGACCAGCAGCCTGTCCAGACTGGAGTGCGAAGTCCTGACCAGGCTTGAGCACAAGGAAACCACCCACAGTCTGGATGATACCAGGACCAGCAGCACCAGCACGAGCAGACTGAGCCTTTCCACGCCACTCGTTGAAATCCATCTCCAGACCGTTATGGACAGCCATAGAATACAGCTGCTCAGTAGAATGAGCAGAAAGGAGACCAGCAAAGTTGTCAAAGTTCAGGGAGATGCTAGTGATAGGAAGATAGTAATCACAATCCTCGTTCGCATACACAGCGGGCTTAACATAGATTACCAAGAAATCGGGAATCTGGGGGAGCACAATATTCTGAGACTGGATGCTTGTTGCGACTCCAGCGGCAATAAGAGTGTTTGAATAAGATGTAACATAACGGGGGAACTCCATGTAGGGCACGATTGACTTAGGGGGCAGAGGAATGTCAAGAGAGGGGGTAAGGAACTGGACATTAAGCTTAGCGTTCGCGTAAGGACCGCTGGCTCCAACACCGCTAACGCTAGTGTTATACTGAACAGCTGTGATAGTGCGACCAGCTCCAGAGGTGCGTCGGAGAACACGGTCCTGAGTCTGTTTCATGTTCATAACTAGCTGGATGTTATTGATGCCGAAAAGACCAGTTTCCCATTCGCAAGCAGCAGCGAAGATGAAAGGAGAAAGAACAAGCTTTTCAGTAGAGATGAACTTGAAGAAGATAGGGTAAGCGGCGGGTTCGGGTCCAGGGATAGGGTTGGTGCGAACGGGGACTCCACCCACGCAATTCACAGTGACACCACCAGAAACATAAGAGGCTGTAGTTCCAATATCAGCACCAGTAGGGAGAGTGAATTGGACATTCCACCAAGCACCGTTAGGGACCTCGGCAGACTCAGTCGCATCAAGGTAAGAGGCAAGGGGAGAGTTCACCGCAAGGTAGGAGTCGTTGTAGTTTCCATACTTATCCAACATAGTCGGGCACTGGCGGATAAGACGATTCTTCTTGTAATCCGTGAGTCGGAGAACCTCGTGGAGCACAGTGTCGGTGTTAATCACAACGGAGGTGTCGTTGATGGTGGCGCTGATAGTCTGGGTAAGCTCGTGGAGAGGGAAAGCAGCAAGAGCGCAATCGCGACCGAACACCATTACAGGCTGATTCAGAGAGTAAGGGAATACAAGATTATCAACAGCAACCTGGCACTGGAGGAAGCACTGAGCGGACCAATCCACAGCGCGGTCAATAAACACATTCTGGGAGGGAACATTGATGTTGAAAGTCATCTGCGACCCTGAGGCAGCGATGGCTTGGTAGGGGGCGTTGGTCACGGAGAGAGCACCTTTATCAACGGCATATTTAGCGCCAGACTGGACGATGCGCTGGTCAAACACAGCGAGCTTCTGAATATCTGAGGTAGCCATATTGTTTTATACATTTAGTTTAGAAAAGATTTTTGAGAGATTGTGCTCGGGAGGTTCTTAATCCGCAATACGCCTGAACATCATTTTCAAAGTCACAGAGGACATGTTGAACATGTTGAGAGGATAGAGCTGAGCATCCAATCTGTTTTTCCAGAACACCTGAACATCAATGTTGTTGATTGGCTGCTTGGAGCGCAAGAACGAGGCGAGACGGTATTCAGCCGTCGGGGCATATTGAATGTAGCCTCGGTAATCGTAAGCGTTCGTGAGAGGCAAGCTGACATCCGTAATGATGGGCGAGAAGGCGCTCTGGGTATTCTGTTGCTCCAGACCCAAGTTGGATTCTCCAAAGACAACAGGGTCGCCTGTCATCTCATTCACAAGAGGCAAGAGAGCTGAGGTGAACACAATTGATTCAATCGGGGACCAGATGCTGGAGTTGGATTCATAGTCCTGTGTCGTTTTCCACCAGTATTGAGCAGCAGCACCTGGGAAGGCAACATTCACAATATTCTGGTTTGCTATGCTTTGAATCTCAATCTGATTGGTTGCCTCGGGGAGAGGTAGAACCAGAGCACCAGTGGGAACTGTCGGAAGTCCATTCACATACAGATTGTTAAAGTTAGTAAAGAGACCATACATATCACTATTGAAATACATAGTCCATTGGTCGGGACCTGTTCTATCAGCACCACCAAATCCACGAGTGTCGGAGAGAATGCTGAACAGATTTGTAGTTGGTTCATAAGTGATAATAGGAGCATCTACTAATGATGCTGCTTGAGTCTGAATGTTCTGCCATGCTGTGGCGAGTGCGATATTCACCAAGTCAAGCCAGTGCTGATATGTATACACCCAATAGTAGCGAGTTGTCAAATCCTGACCATCAACTAATGATGAGGATATAGGTGTTGGGGCGATATCCTGTGAGAGAGTCTCGGGGGCATAAATGATAGGCACAGCACCAGAGGTATATGTTGTGGCTCCAATAGTTGCGGTAAGCGTGACAGAATAGATTGTAAGATTTACATTGTTTGTAGGATTTGACGCTCCTGTGCGGATAATAGGGATAAACAGAGGCAAGTCTTTGTTAGGACCACTCATAGTGAAACGAATGATACTGAAAGCATACTTGGAAGCATCTTTCACAATAGGAATAGAACGAGTTTCCTGAAACCTAATCTGTGGGTCGCGAACATCAACAGTTGGGACTTCAGTTCTGTTGTTGATGATTGTAGCATTATAATACATATACTCGGGGTCATTGTCGGGCAGTTCAAAACCGCCACCTGTTGTAAAACTGCTGTTGTAGGACATTTTCTATATATACTCTATTTATTTTATTTCCCCAATATCTCACCAGTAAATAGTGCCACCCAGTCATCAGGCTTTGTCAGCCCATTCGCTTTCATATCATCCTTAACAAGGTTATAAAACTGAATATCGGTAGCATCTTTACAAATAAGTCGGGCGACGCACCACCTCCCACAACTATTAATATCGTTCTTATCGCTTTGGTATTTGTATGTGCTGTAAAATACCCTATACCCCGACTGTCTTAATAGCTGTGTTAGTGTAGGTTCGCTTTCATCCAAAGCATCTAACTCCTCTTGAGACAACCATTCACGCTGAGCGTCGGGCTTGCCTCCGTAGCTATCAAAGTAATGAATCGTATTGTCTTTTTTAAACATACAAACCCAATGACCTGATGTAGGCGATTGTGTCAAGAACAAAAAAACACAACGACCTAACTTGTCAAATGCCTCATCAATATGATTCATCTGATTAAACTTTGGATACGCAAACACCTTCGTATCGGGTTCCAAGATTACATTTATATCATCATTAGATAGGGCATATTCTTTAATTGTAGCCAACTTAGCGTCCATTCTTATACTCTTATAAAATATTAAATCTATAGTCTTAATATAATCAAAATGTCCGAGGATATTATTAAAAAGAAATCATTTCCTGCGTCATACCCTAAAGATGTATTGGAAATCATTAGCGGTATGTCCATGACAGGTGTAAAAAACATTCAGATTATGGGTTCTATGTCGCTACGCTCTCAACAGTATGCTGGTGATTACGACCTTATTGAAACAGTATCTGGTAAATATACTTCCGATGACCTCGCTATTGACACCTATGTTCGTGGCTTTCAAGCTATTGTAAAGGATTTTCTACACCGCAACGACTGCTATATTGGAGACATTAAGAGTGGAGAAATACCTGAATGGAAAGTTGTCCCTGATACACTCAAGGAATACAAATATGTGAATAGTCTGAAACATCTCAAATCGCTTCAAACTGCGAACATCATCAGTAATGCTGAATACAAAGAGGCATTTGACATGCTAAAGCGCATCCCGACTCCCTCTCAATTTATTGAAATGAAACGCAGTATTAAGTTTCATATCATTCGTTGGACTCCCAAAGAGGTCGTTGGTGGTGCTAAGAGACTTGCTGATGGTAGAACATATTATCTAAGAAACTCGTTTGCCTCTCCATCACTCACAAAACTAGACATCGTTGCTTTCGTTCAGAACGCACGCTTTACTGATTTCAGTTGTATCTATATCTTTGAAAACAAAGGCAAAGTTCTCAATCGTGTTGATACAGGCAGATTGGATGAGGGCATCAAAGAGGACATCGCTTTTTATAGCTCACAAGGAAACTGGTTCAAAGTAGCAAAGCGTATGTTCTCAGTAGCAAAGCTTCAGAAAAATAATACTGTGTTAGAGAAACTAAATGAACTACTTAATGGCGACTTGGGTCGTTTGTATTCTATTGTCAGTGATGCTAACACGATACTCTATCTCTTGGAAAATGAAGCCGAAATACCTATTGCTAAGATACGCTACGAAATAGACCAGTTCCGAGCAAGGTATGCGAACATCTATACTCTCAAGACTGCTGTCAAAAAAGAACCCTCTGTGCTGGAGGCTATTCTTAGAATGGAGCGGCTACCTAATACAACCGCAGGACGAAAGACACTCATTAGTCAAATGGAAAAGCTAACAGAGTTCTTTGAAACCTTGCTAAACAAGAATGCCAAAGAGGAACTTGAGGACCTGAACTTGCTATAAATACGCATACAAACAGTATGTCAATATACTCCTATCTCTATTTCTAATATGTAATCGTTTCATTACATATTAGAACTATTTTTTGGCGGGGTCGGGGTGATATCCCTAAACATGAACGGAATCATCATCGCCTTTCCCTGCTTCTAACTAACATTTTGTTTTTGAGGGTGAGACGGGACGACCCAGCTCAAGCTCGCGTGGGAGATGAGTGTGGGAGATGTGGGAGATGCGTGGGAGATGAAAAATCAGATATTTTAATTTATTTTTTGGTTTATGATGTATTTACTATATAAATATATGTGTGTGGGAGATGTGGGAGATGTGGGAGATGTTTTATAGATTGTGAGGAGCCAGAGGCACTCTCACTCGTTCCCAAAATATTTGGAGAGGGGCTCCCAAAAGCTAATTCTTTTCAAAAGCGCCTTTTATCTCCCACCATCTCCCACATCTCCCACACGGTGCTGCTCGTTCCAATAGGCAGTCAAAGACTTTGTCTGGGTAGGCAAGATTGGATTGGGAATGGTGTAGCAGTGGTCCCAACCATTACAGTGTTTGCCGAGGGAGGTAGCCCAACCCGATGGACTGCCGTGAATCTCGTTTGCTGACCGAATGGTGTGGGTGTTTTGGTGCCAGAGTGCTTGGTAAATTACTCCTTCGTGACGGCAATAGAGTGTAATTCCGTCAGGAAGGTTGAGGCGAGTTATATTTTTGGCTTCTGCTCTACCCGCTTGTCTGGGTTGTCTGGCTCTTGGAGCAGGAGCAGGGGCTGGTGCGGGGGGTCGCGGGAGCAATTCATCTGGGTGAAATGGAATGTAAGGGCGAGGAACAGGGTTGTAAGCTGGTTGAGGAACAGGGCGAGGCGCAGGCGCAGGGAAGCGTTCACATATCTTGTGGAGTGCCCCAAGAGCGTTCATAGCTCCAAGATAGGAACCCTCAGGAATGTGCTCGCTGGATTCATCAAGACACTCTTGAATGATATGAAGGAAGTCAAGGGCAGACATTTTGGTAGGAAAGGAAGGGAAGGGAAGGGAAGGGAAGGGAGGGCTTAGTGGCTTTAGGTGGGGGGGTGGGCACCATTCGGGCTTTCAACTTTTTTGGGGCTTCAATTTTTTCCGCAAGCTGCCCGCAATCTTAATTTATTTGTTAAGTGTATAGAATGACTGAGATTGTTTATACAGATGAGATTGAAACACTCATAAAAGGTATTGGAGAGAAAGCATTAGCTCTGTCTTGGCTACACACAAGGAGTGAAAAGAGGTATTCATACTTAAACAATTTCTTAGCCATCCCTACGATTGTCCTTTCAACCATCACAGGAGCAGGGAGTATAGGATTTGGTTCTATGGTGGAGGTATCCTATATCATGGGAGGATTGAGTATCCTTGTAAGTATTATTAGCACTTTGAACAGCTACTTTGCCTTTGCGAAACGATGTGAAGCTCATCGCATCACATCGGTTAGTTATAACAAATTGTATTTACAGATTTCAATTGAACTCTCGCTCCCTCGCAAGAAACGATTGAATGTCAAAGAGTTCATGAAATCCGTGTCCGAACAGATTGTCAGGCTGAATGAGATACAACCTGCCGTTCCCGATATTGTAATTGTTGATTTCAAAACAGTCTTTAAAGAATACTATGGAACCAATATCAGTATACCTGAAATGTGTAATGGGCTTGTAGATATTAAGATATGCGATGACATCGTAGTCTTGCTAACAACAGAAAAGAAAGAGGAGACATTCCCTGTTGTAGCTCCTGTGGTGGAACCAGTAGTAGCACCAAAGAAACCTGTATTCAAATAGTTTAACCAATATACCACTGTCCAACACCAGCAACATCAGTATAGAATGCCTGATACATTTTGTAATCAGGAGCTGTAATGCCAGGGAGGGTATAGGATATTCCACCATTTACAATAATACCCCCACCTGCGTCTAATGTTACATTTCCTGAGCTTGTCTGACAGATTGTAAATTGATGACCCTCTTGAGCATTTCCAGTAGGTAAAGACACAGAATAACTACCAGAATCTCTCAGAACAACAAGATTACCTCCGTTTTCAATAATTGACCCAGCTCCCGTAATGTATTGGGCTGTATAGAAAGCATTACCAACTATCTTTAATGATTGTCCAGTATTGACATTCTCTCCTGCTCCACAGAAAGTAGTATTATCAAACTCGTTGGTGATACCAGTTCCTCCTGTTTGCTTGAATGCGACTTTTGGAAGACCCACTGGAGCAGTCATAGTCGGTCCTACACGAATCCCAAAACATCTTGATGTTCCTGTTATATTATCAACATCAATACCGAATGCTCTGCCAGGACCACCAACAGTAATACCGTCTCCAGCTTTAACTTTATTTATTTTCAAGCCATAACATTCACCCTCTGGTGTTGTTATACTATCAATATCAACACCCCTTGCTTCATCGGGTCCAACTGGAACATTCACTTGACCAGCGACAGAGGCTATTTCTAAACCCTTCGCAACATTATTAAAAATATTATCAATAGAAATACCTGTGCTTTGACTACTGCTTAACGGATTCGTTATTTTTGAAACAGTAATACCTGTTGAGTTTCCATTTCCAACACTATCTTCTAATTCTCTTATCTCAATACCTCTTACATCATTCCCACCAATACCATTATTATCCACTCCCTTTATATCAAACATTTCTATACCACGAACTGCGTTTGCGTTTCTTCCAAGGATTTTATTCATAACAATTCCTGATGTTTGACCATCTCCAGTAACACCTCCAAGCACGATACCTGTTGCGGGTGCTCCATTACCAGGGCTGATACTCGCATCAACACCA